CTGAAGCAAAAGCTATGGCTGGCGCACCTCCAGTTCCAGGTATGACTCTTCCCGGCGCACCTCCTGCATCTCCACCAATGCCCGGTGGTCCTGCTGGCGGTATGCCACCACCTCCTCCCGGTGGCGGTATGCCACCACCAATGTAAGGAATAATCATGGACGTTTTTAAGCCACGCGGTGCTGCATCGCCACGCAATCCAACCAGCAATGAACAAAAAAATGGTCAAATTGTGAACACCCCTCGGTATTCGCAGTTTGGCGGTCTGACTGGCGCAGTTAAAGCCGGTCACAAAAACGTGATGAACTTGTCTCGCCCCGGCGATACCAAGAAAGTCATCTAAGTACCTAGGGGATAGAACATGAGTAGCTTAGAAGACCTCAGTTACGAGCAACGCGATGAACTCGCTGCTTTAGCTAAACGCCTTGCGGACAATCCAAAAACCCGCAAGAATTTTTTACGTCTGACAAAAGAAGTAAATCCTGATCTAGTGATTCCGGAATTACAACTTGAAGAATACACAGAAAAGCGCGTAAACGAAGCAGATCAGCGCGTAATGCAGCTTGAAAACAAACTGCGCGAACGTGACGCAATAGAATCTTTGGAAAAAAAGCGTAATTCGCTGAAAGCCAAAGGTTTTGCACAGTCCGATGAGGACGTTGAGGCTATTGAGAAAGTCATGGTCGAAAAAAATATTCCAAACCATGAGACTGCGGCTCAGTATTGGGAGTGGATGAAACAATCTGCTGTACCAACACCGACCGGCTACAATCCTAGTGGTTTGGGTAAATTTGACTTGTCGCAATATTGGAAAAATCCACAAGGTGCGGCAAGAAACGAAGCAGCAAAAGCATTAACTGAGTTGCGTAAAAATACGCGACCCATTGGTATCTAGGGGATATAAGTGGTTGCTCACACAATGGGCAATCTGTTTTAATTTTTAATTAAAGGAGATTCCTATGCCTATTGGTGGCGGAATTTTACCAGCAAGCGGTAGTTCGCAATACAACGAACTTACCTATGTTACCAGACGGGCATTTATCCCTAAGCTGGTTGTTCAACTTTACAACTCAACCCCCCTTATGGCTGCTCTGATTGCTAACAGTCAGCAAGCATCAGGCGGTGTGAGCCAAGTTACTGTCCCCGTTCAGGGCGCACAGTTTGTAAACGCACAATGGTCTGATTACTCTGGTTCATTTAACCAGCCTTCAGTTCAGCAAGGTGCTTTCAATGCTGAGTTCAACCTCAAGCTGATGATTGCTCCTGTTCCATTCCTCGGTATGGAAGGTGCGGTACAACAAGACTACGCTATTATTCCTCTAATCGAAGCGCGTATGAATGACGCAACGAACGTGATGATGGATGCAATGGCTACGGCTCTGTATACCAACTACACCAACACTCAGCAATTCATCGGTTTGCCCGGTGCAATTGATGACGGTACAAACTTGCCTACATACGGCAACATCAACCGTTCCACCTACACATGGTGGAAGTCGAAAGTCTATAACGCTGGTAGCGTCAACCCAACTCGTCAAAACATTCTTCAGTACATTTCTGGAACCGTTAAAAACGGTGCAGAAGTTCCTACTTTTGGTGTTTGCGGCTTTGGTACTTGGACGCTGCTTGCTCAAGACTACGTTGGTCAGGAACAATACGTCATTACCCCCGGCTCTGGCTTTGATGGTGACAGCAACGGTCCACAGGCTGCTTTCCGCGCCCTGATGGTTGCCGGTGTGCCGATCTATCCTGATCCATATTGCCCAGAAGGTACTGTTTATTTCATCAACAGCAACTATCTCTCGCTGTACATTCACGAACAAGGTTCGTTTGTGTTCACCGGCTTTGAATCGACTCTTCCAAACTGGCAGATCGGTTATGTCGGCGCAGTGTTGATGATTGCGGAATTGGTATCAACCAAGCCCAAGTCGATGACCCGTGTTTCTGGCTATAACTCAATTGCAATCTAAGGAGAAATAGTCATGGCTCTCGGTCTAAACAAAATTGTATTGGCTAACGCTAGTACCAACACTCCAGGCGCATACTGGCAACTTACAACTCTGACAGGTAACAACAGTACGACTATTGTTCCTGCCGGAACGTACTTGCTGTTTCCAACTGCCAACGTAACGATTGAAGCAGTGTCGGCTTACAACACCAACACCGCTTGCGCGACTCCTTCAACATGGTCAACTCTGATCGCCAACAACACTGGTGGCGTTCTGATTTCTGACGGTGTGAACGTCCGTGCAAACACTATCGTTGCAACAGCATCTACGATTATCTTGGCTACGGTCAATGGTGGTCAGGCTGCTACCGGCACGTTCAACAGCTAAGGAGTAAGTTATGTCTAGCGCAGATGCAGTAGCACAACTAACGCTTGATAGCTTTGGCTATGGGCGGGTGGCACTCATCCGAGCTACACAACTTAACACCGCCGGTAACGCAGTCATTGCCATTCCTCTTTTGGGTGGTGGATTGACTAACGGCGGTGCAGTTGCTAACTCTGGTGGTGTAATTATTCGCCGTATTACAATTCAAAACCCGTCAGGAAGCATTGCTTCGGCAAACGTATCTATTACTACAAGTAGCGATGGCAACATTTCTAATGCTGTAGTTGCAAACGTAGTTTTGAGTACGGTAAGCGCGGCTGGACGTTTTCAGGATTTGACGATTGCTGGTGCTTATGGCGCTAACACGGCTGTCTCAGGAAGCACAACATCCGCTTTGTATGTCAACATTAACACTGCAAGTGGCAATAGCAATACTGCTGACATTGCGGTGTTTGGTGAAGTTGTGAGTTTCTAATGACCTCTATCTTTGTAACTAATAATTCTGACAGAAAGCTGAAAGACGGTTTTGCCGGTGTTCAGTATTCTTTCATGCCCGGTGAAACAGTAGAAATTCCTGTTGAAGTAGCCAAGCACGTTTTTGGTTATGGAGATGGAAACAAAGAACCTTATTTGGCTAGGCTTGGTTGGATTAAGACCCAAAATGATTTAGATGATGGCATGGCGCTGTTGGCTAAATGGGATTTTTCTGACCAACCGCCGAAAAAGAACCAATCACTATCCCCGTTGGTGGAACGAGTACCTTTGGAAGTTGTAAAACATCCGAAGGGAAAAGTCCTTTCAGCCGCTTAAAAAATTATGGATCGTAAATGTCGCAAAACTTATCGGGATACATTACCGAAGTTAGACGTTTGCTGCATGATGCCAATGGCAATTTCTATTCGGATTCGCAGCTAACAGATTACATTAACTCAGCACGGGAACGTGTTGTTCGTGATACTGGCTGTTTGCGTACTATTCAAGTTACGCAAGTTCCTGCACCCGTTCCTCAAGCCTCAACTGTTGGTGGCATCACGCCTACCAATCCGATTGCGTGGGCGGCATCGACTGCTTATCCTCTTAATACATTTTTGTTTTCTAACATTTATGTATATCAAATAACTACGGCAGGAACTACGGATGCAATGGCTCCTGCGTATCCTCAAGGCAATACCAATTATCCTCCAACGACAGAGTTTTTTAATGGAACTTGTGGCTTAACGTATGTTGGAAATTGCGAACAAATACCGTATTCGACTTTACCCCAAGGTCAAAACACGCTTGATATTGTGAATATCAACTTGTATTGGGGCAATTCGCGTGTACCACTTGATTATTTGGCTTGGTCTGACTTTAATGCTCGTTTACGTTTCTGGCAAAATTACATTGGTAGACCTGTTGCGTATTCTGTGTACGGTCAAAATACTATTTATATTGGTCCCATACCGGATCAGTCGTATCAAGTTGAAATTGATACTGTTATTTTGCCAACACCATTGTCATTGAACGCTTCAACAACTCCAGATCAGATTCAAGACCCATACACATCTGCTCCTAAATTCTATGCGGCTTATTTAGCCAAATATTACGAGCAATCGTTTGGCGAAGCTGAAATTTACAAGCAAGAGTATGTCAAGCAAGCTACATCTATTTTGAATTCGGTGTATACCCGCCGTATACCTTCTGTCTACAGTAATGGCTTTTAATTATGGCAACTGCTGAACAGAAAAAGAGTTATAAGGTTGTTAAGCAATTTAAAGGTATTAACACCAAGGCTAACCGTACGGCTATTGAAGAAGATGAATTTTCTTGGCTTGAAAACGCACAGCCAATTGGTTACGCAAACTTAAAAATTACTCCAAACGCAGTAACAGCAAAAAATACGCTTGGAAATGCTGTTGTTTGGGGAAACACTGTTACGC